CAGAGGTATTTGAGGATCTATCTTCGGGTACAAAAGAGATACCCTCTTGGAAATTAACCTTACGAACTTCCCACCAATCTTCAGTATTTGCGGTTTGACCCGTATACTGCACATAATCTCCAACACGGAAGATATCTGACTGCTGAGCAGATGGATCTGAATTTCTTGTATATACAGATCCTCCAGTCACAGCAGCATCATAGTTATCATTGATAGGATTCTTATCATTAAAGACTACCAATTGTTGATTGTTAACATCCCAATCAACAATCTTACCACTGATCTTGTCTAGATATAGTTCATCATCTGCAGTAGAAGCATTTTCATTTACATTATAACCGTTTAGTACAGTATTCAATGTAAATGATGGGACTAGTTCTTGTGGTCCTGAGTTAGAAATAGTAACTCCAGTCAACGTAGTTTGTGATGAGAACGTTAGAGCTTCTGTTGCTTTGAATTGACCAGCACTTCTCAACTGAACTGTAACAGTGTTTGTGCTTGCATCAAATGCAAGAACCTTTCCACTTCCTCCCTGAAGACCAGCTACTTCAGATGTTGTAGTGTTGGTTGTTGAATCAACTGTCTGTCCAACATCAATAGCAGTACCAGAATTACCATTAACGCTAAATGTAAAGATTTTGTAGAACTCAAGAATTTGATTTCTTCTGCCGAATCTAGATTCTTTACCAGTAGCATTCTCAATTCTGTTTGAAATAGTCTTAACAGAACTGGTTCTCAAATCAATCAGTGGAGACAGGTTAGAAACTGTGGATCCAAGGTCTACTTTATAAACGAGAGAATTTGAGATGTCGTTATACAGTTCATTTACTCTCGAAGCAACAACCTTCTGATTGATGAAGAAATGCTCTTGACCAATGAATGTCTTCTCATAATCAGATTGAGAATAAGAAACATAATTAACAGCACCATTATCTACAGGAACTACATTAGTAGTCTTAACTGAACTGTTCAAAGTAGTCTCTGGGAATGATAGGTATCCAATTTGAGCGAATAGTTTTTCAAATTTTCTATTAGTAGAAATTAGACCAGCAGATCCACCAGCAATATCACTAGAACTTGCTTTGGTTGGAGACGCAATGTTGAATGTATCAACACCAGCATTTTCTACTTGGAACAATGTTGTATTCAAAGTAGATGCAGAAACTCCACCAGTTGAGGTTAATGACTTGAAGAATGCATATGACTTTGATGCGTCCTCAAATCCATGATCTCTATGAGTGACTTGGACGTAGTTATTATTACCTCTAAATCTCTTCAGAGTTGCACTGCTATTAGATTCACTACTTGTTCTAATTGGATCGGTATCCATGGTTTCATAACCAATTGGAGCGTTAGACAAGAGTAGAGATGCTGTTCTTGAAATATCAAATTCAGCACGAAGCATTTGGAACTTGATATCTTCTCTGAGGTCTTCTGTCCAACTATCAACGTTCTGAGATCTGAATACAGATCCAAGACCAGAAATAGGTGTAACAGTACCAGATCCAGATGCAGCACCAACTTCAGATGCCCAAACTTCATATGTTGGAGAATCTGTTTCTACAACAAATGCATATTCAGTATCATTCTGTAGATATACAGGATAATCAAACATGAACTGAGTAGCGATTGGCGATTCGCCCTCGTCATTTGTTGCTACACCCATTCTTACTGCTGGAGTATCGATGGTGATGAAAGCTTGAACTTCACCACCAGCATTTCCAGAACCAGTTCCATTGATAACAATAGATGGTGCGCTAGTATATCCAGATCCTGCAATAGAAACTTCTGCGTTGTATAGATTACCACCAGAAACTCCTAGAGCTCCAGTAGCAGTAGTTCCACCAGGCAACTGAGGACTCTCAATAGTCATCGATGCGGTATCATAGTTTGATCCTTTAGAGATAACTTTGAGATCAGTAAGTTTACCAGAATCTCTTGCAATAGTAAGAGTGATACTGGTATTGTTAGTGTTATTTGCTAGAGTCAAAGAGGGGACTTCTAGTGTCTCTGCTTGCTGGAATGAAGATCCATTGTTATTAGACAGAATCAATGTATATACTTGATCTGCTGATAGAGGAATCTTATTACCAGTTCCAGGTAGAACTTCGGTATTGGTTCTATCAAAGATCTTGTATACAGGACCAGATGCACCTGAAGTATTTCCAGTTACAGTTTCTCCAATTTCGACACTACCGTCCTGAGAGATGAATACTTTAAGTTTAGTTTCTGAGTCAACTGTTTTAACAGTTCCAGGAACAATAAACTTGCCTGGTTTACCACTTTCAGTAGAAGTTAGATAAGTTCTAACAGGAACTTTAGAATCTTTCTTATTGAAGAATAGATTGATTCCAGTTACAAAACATCCGCCATCCATATTCTCAACTTTGAACGTTTGAGTGAGAGGACTTGGATTCTTCTTGGTCTGCGTGTCTGCATCTACGATCTGCTTACCTTCATTTGATTTGAACTCTGCTGGTAGAGTTGAAATGATAGATGCAGGATTTCTTGGTGTAACACCAGTAGGATAATACTTGACTTCTGTAAATGTGGTTACATTCTCTTTTGCTTCATCAGTTGCACTTGACGTAAATCTGATCGTCTTTTCACCAACAGTGAATTGTAGTTCTTCACCATTGTTATCATATTGAACGTTAAAGAGATAGTTGTTCCATGTGCTTCCCTCTACAGGTGGTAACCCATTAGGGAATACAATGATACCACTTGCATTACCAGCACTATCGGTAATAAGTTCTCCACCAAAAGTTCCTAGAGAATTACCAGGCATACCACTAAATCTGAGATCAGGGCATGTCCATCTGCTAATGTCTCTTCCCTCAATGAAGGGATAAATTCTGGTATTCGCCTTCATTCTTCTGAGGGTGAACTTTAGAACTTTTGATCTACAGAACTGTTGTAGAGATGTTGCAACAGCAGAGTCTCCAACGAGTTTGGTCTTTAGACCTTGACCAGTCTCATGATTTTGTGGACTGATATTTGAAGAACTTCCTACCGAAGCAATTTTTACTGTGGAAGATACCTGATCACTATTGATATCTGCTAGAGATCCGATATTGAAGAATGAGTCATCAGATCCAACCCAGTTTACTCTATAAGAGTTGTACAAACTTGAATACGCTTCTCTTACGTTATCTTTCGCCAAGAAAATAGTATATGTTTGAGCATTGTTATCAGTAATCAAAGGAGCATCAGTATTCTCATACCATGAGTCAACAGGTGCATCTAAAGACGCATCTCCAACATACTGAACCACAACAAATGGGTTTGGTTTGATAGTCTTTGTTGCGAATGGGTTCTCTAGTAGAGTTAGATTTGTATATGGTAAAGTGATAACATCTCCACTTCTTTGATATCCAGCTACAACACGTTGATCATTTGTGGTGTTAACTTCTTGCAGCTCCAGAGAATCTTCTCTCGCTTGAGGTCTGAGTACAGACTGCTTTGTATCAATAGAACACTTATAATCTTCTGATGCTAGATTTCCTACTTTGTGTGTCTCAAAGTTATCGACTACAAAACCACTCTTGAGTCTTTCAAAACCAGATTGGTCTTTGATTTGCATGTTAAGAGCTTGCTGCTCTAAAACACTGAGAAGAGTGTAATACTCAAGTCTTTCAACACGCTTTTCTAGTTTGCCGATATCACGCATAGTGAATCGACGATTATCAACAGGAACAATTCTTACATCTGTGCTCTTACTTGTATAAGCAGGAATGTAAATGTATGCTAGAGCAATCGCATCATCAACCATCTCTGGTTTGGATGGATTGAGAGATGAATTTCCTTCCTTGATAATAAATTCACCTTTCTTATTCAAGAACAAACCATCAATTCTATCTAGATATTGATTCTGATAGAATGAGATTGTCCATGGAAGATTGCTATCAGATGCAGGGCAACTTGATACAACACCACTATCTCCAGTAAAGTCATTGAAAATAGAGTTTGCAAAGATAGATTGATCTTGGAATCCTGTGACTGTCGAGTCACTGTCTACCTTTGGTCTGAAATCAATAACATCACGGAGGTTAGTTACTCCATATACGGACGAGTTAAATTGTGGAATCTCATCTGCTGGTACACCTGCTTCGTGTAGATACGAGTCTACAACACAGAAGTCACCTTGAGAATGATCGAAGTAGTCAAATGAGATTAGGATCTGACCAGTTGGATTTTCAAATCCAGGTTTTAGAACAATACGAGATACATCATATAGTGTGTCTCTCTGACCATTATCAAAGTTGAATCTATTAGTAACATCAGTACCATTGATCAACTTACCTGAGCTATCTACTTCAGGTGCCGATGTTGGCGATCCTTCGTAAATATAGTTGACCTTAAATGCGTCAGCATAAGAAATAGTATTGATCTCTGCTGCGTTGATATCTTGACCTCTGAAAGGAAGAATTCTGTCTCCTGTTGGTTTAACTAGAATCTGCTTGTTTCTTACAACGGTTTTAAGTCTTGGACGTGCTTTTGTAACCTCTAGAGTAGCACTTAGTTTTAGTTTTGGATATGTAGATCCTCCTTGCAGTGCTCCAAAATAGTTCGCTGGTAAAGTAACAGTAACACTACCAGCAGTCAATCCAGTTGTACTATCAGTAGAAGAAGCAACTGTTACTTGATCCTCGGGTACATATACAATATCTCCAGTTTCTACTGATGTTGCATTACCTTTATCAAGAACAGATAGAACAAAATTGTCTTCTGTAAAGTTTACAAATTTCTGAGTACCAAATTCAAGTTGTGCTCTAAATGTGATATTACCACCAGCAGCAGATGAGTCAAGAACGAAGTCTCTTCTCTGATACATCTTGATAGCAGTATCATCAGAGTTCTTAACGAGGGATCTGATTTGCTTAGATCCAGTTGGGAAAATGAGAGTAGACTTGGAAGCGTTATCAATTTTTGGTCTAACTCTCAATACAGTAGATGCTGAAACATCTTCTGGTACTAATGAGTCAAGATAGATTCTAGACTTTTTAGTTCCTTCTGGTTTAGTTGCTAATTGTACAATTGCCTGCACAACATTATTATTAGCATCAGAGAACTGAACTAGATCTCCTTGGGTTAGGAATTTAGAAGCATCTCCTCCAAAACCAGTACACTCAAGATATTGTTCGCCTTGATTACCACTGAAAGTAAAATCAGTTACAGTAGTAGAATCAATATAACTGGTTCTTGATAGTTCTACATCAGAAGTGAATAGATTTGGTGCAGCTGCTCCTTGTGGTGCAACACCGAAACGTGCCCACATAGACTTAACATTTTGTGGTGTGTAAGTCTCAATGACGTTCTTGAATAGAATTGCACGTACAACTGCAGCATTAGCTGCATTGAACTGGGTAGACGTAGTTGAGATTACTACGCTTGGTGGTTGTGCATATGTGTTAGCGAGTAGTTCTCTCTTTCTAACATCTAATTTATAGACTCCAGTTGAAGGATCAACACCTACACCTACAACAGAAGGATCATATGTTACGCCATCAATAACAGCAGCACTTAAACCACCGTAGTTGATTCCTCTGTTATCAACAATAAAGTGTGAGATAGTATTTTCTGTTGCAATTCTGAGTGAATTACCTGCCTCATCTACAATAGTCTCTCCCTGCTGGAATTCTCCTGAAATTACTTTGAGGTAAATTCTATTTCCAGAAGTTAGATAACCATTTGGAGATCCTTCAATAACACCATAAGCACCACTTCGTGTTCCAGAAACGTACTTACCAGTTTGGAACTGACCAGATGGAATTTCACTGTCTAGCAAAATCTTTGTTAGGAATACTGGATTGAAGTACGACATTTTAAAAGTCGTATTGTAAACTCCAGTGCTTCCGATTCTTCCTTTGGAAAGAATTCTGTCTGAGTTTGGATCGAATCCTGGTCCTCTTTCTTGAAGAACCATATTCTTTGGTTTTGCTAGTCCAATTGTAGGAACAATAGTCTCGGAATAAGAAACGATCTTACCAAAGATATCTGTTGGATCAGAACTCTCTGCTCCATTTTCGGTGAAGTAGAGTTTTGTTCTCTTATCTACAGCGTCATCATCATTGTATTCTTTTAGAATGCTGTCGATAACGTCTCTACGTCCAACAAACGTAAACTCTACATATTGACCAGCACCTAAGAAAGTTGTGCCGTTAAACTTAGAGAAAGCAAGTGATGTAATTTCTTGAGTATCGTTGCTTTGTGAAGACAAACGAACGAAGAAACTACCAAATGTTGACTCAAATGTGGAGTCCGTTAGGTCAGCAAAAGTTTTGCCTGTCGCAGTTGTAGTAATATCAATAAGAACAGTTTTGATTGCCTGATCGCTATCAAATGTTGATGTTCTTCTAGATCTTGTCTGCTTCTGAGCTGTGCTCGCTTCAGAATTATTCTGACCGATAGAACCGTCAGAAAAAACTTTATTGAGGTATAGTGATGGGAATGCTGTTAGTTCAGCATCAAATGAGTTCAGTGGAACTGTATTGTAAACGTTCGTGAGGTAATATGAACTTAGACCAGTGTGCTTAAGTGTAATATTATCTCTTTCAAGAGACTCTCTGGATTTATTGAGAGTTAGATATTTCGCTTCTTTATTGACGATTTCATATCCTCTAATATATGCCTTACCAGCACCCAAAGAGAGGATTAGTTTTTCTGCCGCAGACGCTTCGTCTAGTCCATTAACTAGACCAGTTTCAACATTCTTCGAGTATAATCCTCTGTTACCATTTCTCTGATAATACTCACGAATTTCTGATGGGAAATCTTCAACAACATAATCACCAGACTCATCGTAAGTTCTTCTTGCTAGAGTCTCTTCAATAATGTTATAGTCTGCTGCTTTAATTTTTCTTTGTACAGCACCTTTTTTTACAGATACAAGTTGAATGAAGTTGCTATCTGTACTTGCATCTAGATCATATTTCTCTAGATTTAATTCGATCAGTAGACGATGTGCTCCAGGAGCACTAAAGTTAGCAAACCCTCTTGCTTGGTCGTAGAGAGTATTGTCTTCTTCTGGGGTCGCTAGCGACTCAGAAATTTTAAATCCTACTTTTGCTGATGGTGAATTTGTGTATGGGTCAAGAATGATGAGATCCTCATCATTTCTAACAAAATGACCATTAACGAAGTAAATGCCTTCTTCTACTTTAACAGCAGATGCAAACCCCATAGCAGAACTGCTCTGTGAGGTCTCTACGCCCGTATCAGGGTCTGTAGTGGTAACAGAGGTAGGAAGAACACTTCCATCAGTTCCGACCACTAGGAGAGGCGTATTGACGCCATCTACGACTTCTAGTGTTTCCCCTTGACGGAATGTAGATTCGTTGTTTGAGTTTCCACTGCTAGTGTAGTTTACATAAATCGTATCTGATGACGATTCTGTTGCATATCTAGTCGTAATTACTGTACCAGTAACTCCAGACGTGATGCCCCTCAACGTCTGACCAACTAGCAAAGAAATATCGTACTTTTTATAGACAACAGAATTGCCCTCAGAAATAGCAACTTCGCTAACTGAGGACAACTTTACGTAGTCTAATTTATTGTTGAGACCAACTTCACCTGGGATTACAAGATCCCCTTGTTTAAACTGCCTTCTACCAATCGACTCAATCTGATTCTGTAGAATAGACTGAAGTTGAGTTAATTCTCTTGCTTGGATAGCATAACCAGGGCGGAAAAGAACCCTATAAAAGTTCTTTCCCGCATCATAATCATCGTAATATGGTGATACGTTTAAATTTGTCTTTTGGGGCATCGTAAACCAAGTCTAACATGGAATTAGAATTCGATTACTAGTTTAATATCTTCGATTTGATCGGCAGATCTAGTAATAAGTCTTCTGTTCTCTATGTATACGAGTTCGCCAGAGTTTGTTTTAATTTCTGGGTTTGCTAGACCAGCAGCAAAGGTAACTCCTCTAACAGTTTCAGTAGATGTTGTTGCTACGTTTACTGAACCATTGGTGCCTTGATCTACGATTGCGTTAGCAGCATTTGATTCAAAAGCACGGACAATACCAGCATCTTTGTGAAGTTCTGGTGACTGATAATACTTAAGAACACCAGATGTGGTGCTGCTATCATCTAGTTCCCAAGAAACAACACTTCCTTTAGCAGTTCCACCAGTTACGGTTTGTTGAATGATGTTATCTCCACCAAAAGATGAATCGGAAAGACCTGTACCAGTAACTCGTACAGCATATACACCAGATGCAGTGTTAGTTGCTAGGAAAGAAGTAGAACCCCACTGAAGAGGATCGCGAATAATACCGATTCTACGGAATTCGTTCTCTACAGGGAAGTCACCTTGACCTTCATCATAAGTTAGACGAACGTTTACCATTACACGCTTAGCGTTCATCTCTTGTGCTAGATTTGAACCATGACCACCTTGAGGAGGAATGATTGCTTCTAGTTCACCACGAGCAGCGGCAGCAATAGTTTCTGAAGTTGCTAGGGCAGAGTCAGAAAATACACCATACGCATCTCCACCAGCACCAGTTCCAGTACCAGTCTCTAGTGCAATAGCAGCGTAGGTATATCCTGTTCCTGCAGCATGTACTTCTGCTGAAGTGATTGTACCAGAACCATCGGTTTCAAACTTAGCAATACCGCCTGTACCATCTCCTAGGATTGGAGCATATAGTGCGCTAGCACCAGTTTTGTTTGCAGGGAGTCCGCTACCAGTTGCAGAAACAAAGATTGTGTCGATTGCGCCATCAACAGCAGCAGGACCAGCATATGTTCCAATAGGCATGAAGTCGCTGGACAAGAAGTCCATGACTTGCTGTGTGGTCATGGTGTAAAGATACTTCCAACGATATCCATCGTTAGGACCAGTATAAACACCATTAGCATAGTTTGCTGATGTTACAGGCATATCAGATGCCGTGTTTGTTCCAGGTGCAAGATCTTCCTTGTTATAGATGCACTTGAATACTTCATAGTTAGTATTCATTACGTAAAGTTTTGCTGCACCAAGTGAAGTTTGACCAGTTGCGGTCTGCTTAGCAGAACCACCAGTTGAAGGAACTGCACTGTAATCGGGCTTGTACATGTCGAACGTTGGGTTCAACGCTGTATTCCAGTTAACACGAGGAACAACTGAGATTACATTCGATGATTCGATTCTCTTAGCACCAATGATCTCTCTGTATACATTGAACTTCTCTTCTTGGTTATCAAGAGGAGCGGGTGCATTCTGTTCGTCGGCAATACGATAAACACCTGCTTCTGCTTCAGCACCAGTATCAGATCCACCAGAGTAACCTTTAATAACGTTACCAACACCAGGAACTGCAGCAGCGGGAATTGGGTTGTTAACTAGAAGAGAATTGGGATATACTGCGACAACTGTAGCTGCGAATGTAGTAGATCCATATGCGGTTGCTCCAGAAGCACCAGCATCATAGATGCTATCTCCAACTGCAAATGCTGCAGTTCCTCCAACGTTATAGATTTCTAGGTAAGAATTCCAGGGATCAGATCTACCTACAAAGAAGTACATTCGAGACTTCGCAGGATCCTGGTCATTAGCGCCTTCGGATAATGACTCTAGGAACTGCTGTGCGTTAAAAATACGAAAATTTTCAGAAATGAGTGCCGACATAATTGATTAAGGTAGATTGCTACAGTTGGATCCAACTTATTTATATTGATAATTTATTTATACCTCTCTCGCGAGGTTTCCTGCAGTGACTGTTCCGCCGTTGGATGGTTGCAGTGTATTTGCGCTTCCATAATCGATGATAAAACGATCGGAAAGTTTAGAGCTGTACTCAAGTTGATATAGACCAACCTGAATAATTCCTGTTGCTGGGAATTGAGCGGTGTTTGCAAATACGTTTGGATCAGATGCGGAATAATCAACGTCCAACATAGTTGCAATCTTAATAGTAGACTGCTGCGCTGTTCCCATAGGTACAGACTGAGTTGTTGGAGGATGATTGGTAGTGAAAGCAGTAGATGAACTTACACTTGTAGTAAGAATCTTCTGCAATTTGTAATCCACAATAGATTGAGTTGGAGCAGCGACCATCAATGCAGATCCTGGTCCAAAAGTATTAGTTCTAGCAATAGATGTTGCTCTATGTGAAATTGGTTGTGGATCCAGAACATTTTGATCTGTTAGTGTAACTGCTAGTTCAGAAGATCCAAGTCTAGCAAGTTGTGTACTTTCAAATCCATTATTAATTGGTGTGCGGACTAGAGTCGCATATGCGTTAAATCCACCAGAAGTTTTGCCTTGGACACCAATAGTATATTTGGTATCAATGGTTCTCTTTTTCTTCTTGATCTTGTATCTTCTTGTTACATTGACGATAGGAGCAGAAGTGTAACCACTACCACCATGGTCAAGAACAATATCGATAATTTCACCACCACTAACAATAACGTGTGCCCTAGCACCACCACCATTTTGATCAACAGGTTCAAAAACGAGAGCAGGTGCGGTATTGTACTGATAAGCATCTGGGTTTCTCGAATAGTCTCTCTTATTCCAAGTCAAACTAGTAACAACACCGTTAGTTACAGTCGCTACCACATCAAGTCCTTCACCTCTTTGAACTCCATTATAATTTGATACACTAACAGTTCCAAGGGTATCAGAAATATCCGAATTAGAAGCATAGTCTAGAGCAGTCAAGGTATTTGGAGTTTTCTTGACGGTTCTGAAATCTGTCTCGCCATCGATCTTAATTTGATCTCCAGGTTCAAGCCCAGTGATGTTTGGTTTTACAACATCATACAACCAAGATGTGGTATCTTTTCTGAGGACTCTATTGCTATCAGAATCCACAACATAGTCTATACTAGTTGTGAGAGCGGAAAGATCAATCGATGTATATGAAGAATTGACGATATCAACAGTTGATGCAATTCTAATTGGTTGAGATAAATCAATGTCTGGATTATGTGCTAGCATACGGAATTTCCACCCACCAGTAATAGGTTGATGATTTTTAAACATTCCCAGAGTTTTATAGACGCCACCATCTAATTGATAGATGATAGAGCGTTCTCTGATATTTTCTTTGAATGTATCGTACTCAGCAGATCCACCAGTAACAGATACCGTAATCTCATTGTAGAACTTGCTTGACTCAAAATTATAAGCACTAAGAAGTTGATCTACAGAATCTCCGATGAGAAGAACCAGATCTACTTTTTGTCCTGATCTTGGAGCTTGCTTAAATGTGATACTTGATTCATTAATTGTATATGCTCTTTCTCTTTCCTGTAGAACACCGTCAAGGAACACGAGTAAAAATCTGTCATCATCGACAACAACAACATCACCAGTCTCTTCATTTCTCATAGTGAAAGATCCGAGAGTCTTTCCATTAAAGTTTTCCGACTGAATTGATAGACGTAGATACTTGCCTAAATTATGTGCAAAGAATTTTTCTACCGCAAGTGGTTCTTGTACTAAAAGTGTATTGAGTGATTGCTCCCATTTTGGTGGTTCTGCAAAAACAATTCTATCTGGCTCAGATGCTACAGAAGATCTTACGATCTGATAAGCATTATTTCTTGGGAATGTAGCATCATATTTTGCACTTTGGAACACCCCATTTATACCTACAAATAAATCTTCATTTTTAGATGTCTTAACGGGTGTGTTATCAGTGTAGTACAATTCAAAATCAACATTTTCTCCATCAAAATAATCGGGCAATGCAGTGTCTACTGTTTGACCATTCAAGACATCGCTAATGTTGTCGAATAGAGATCCTAGAGCAGATTGTACGATAGCACATTCTGCAAAAAGACTATCTGCTAGAATATTATTATTAGAGTAAGTTAGAGTTGAAGTATAGTTACCTGAACGCTGACTGTTCTCATCAGAAACTTCAACAATATTAGTTCCTTTGTTTAGAACTTCGTCAACAATGTCGATGTAAGTGTTGAGAGTTTGTTCAACTTGAGCACAAGTCGATGTATAAGAACTAGCAGGATCTGAAAGAATAGATGTATCTGTAAAGGGAACAATAGATGTATATGTACCAGCAGTGAGATTATTTCTCATTGCTTTGACCATCAAACCAGTAGCATGTCTATATGCAGCTTTACTTTCGGTAAATTCTGTATTGATATAGGACAACTTGTTTCCTACCCAATATCTCTCACCAAAGTCTACAACGTTTGCATTTCCGCCATATCTGAGATGATAAACAAATGCATCAACTAGGTATCCAGTATCTCTAGTACATTTCGCTTCGTTAGGAATAACTAATGAAGGATATGTTGCCTTGACCCATCCGAGAGTCTCTTCCTTGATATACTCTTTATTCTTCTCAATCAAGTTAGCAGCATCCATAAATGTTCCATTGTTAATTCTGCTGAAGGAGAATGTAACTTGGTCAATATTGTTTACTGTACTTGTAATAGTAACTGTTGATGGAACACCAACATGCAAGAGACCTGTACCAGTAATAGTAGTTGGACCATAGGTAACATTTGTTGTTGTAACAACTGTGGTCGAAATAATATTAGGACTATAACTAAAATTACCAGGACTTGATACTCTAACTTGTGTGTCGCTAAGAATTTCTAGCAGTTTTGTTCCTGGGTAGAACTGTGCTCCACTGCTAACATCCATTCCAACCGCCAGACCTAATGTTGTTGGAACTGTGATAACATCAGATCCTGCAGTAATTGTACATCCATCCAAAGAAAGATCCCAATTTCTCATTGCAGCAACACACAGTGAAGTTGCATACTTATATGTTGCGATACTTTCTGTTAACTGAGCATTGATGTATGCTAGATTACCATTATTAAAATAAGACTCCGCTGCCTGGATAGTTTTCCAGTTTCCACCAAATCTAACATCATGCTCATATGCGTCTACAATGAGACCAATATCTCTAGAGCACTTAGACTCTAATTGGTTCCATGCTAGATTAGGATAAGTCGCCTTCGCATATCCGATTGCTTCCTCAACAATAAACTGTCGATTGAATTTAATCTGATTAGCAGCATCAATCCATGTTCCTCCTTGTTGGAAGATAGGTCTGACTTTTTTGAGATATTGT